AGCTCACTCGCAAACAGGGCAACATCTTCTTGCATCGAGCGCAAGCGCAGTCCTGCATACTGACCCTTAATCTGTTGTGCCGTGGCTGTTTCGCTGGCAGCTGTTTGTCCCCGAACAATGTCACTAATACCTGTAATTTCATAGATTTGGTTTTTAATTTCATCTCTTGCCCGATAGCATTGCAATAGAGCATTTGACAGGGTATCCAACGGCAGCAAGTCAATAGACCCTTTTAAGCCGCCTTTCTCAGAGAACGCCATCCACTTATCAACAGGAATAAGTGTGTTGTTATCGCCCTCAGTCAAAAGACGCTGCAAGGTGGGTTGTGATGCGTCATAGACCCCACGCACACGCAACGCTTTAACTAACCCGTCGATACGATCAGTCAGAATGTCTAACTCTGTTGCTTGGTCTTGATAAAGCACAAAATCAGGCACAGGCACAAGCGTGTCGCTCGTCATCGTGGCGTACAAAGGTTTGGCACACGGGAAGAAGTTCTCAAGCTCTAGCGGATCGTCACGTTCGTCCAATATGTCTGGGCAACTCTTGCTGATCCAATACACCTTGCCGCTTTCTTTGTCCCAAATTTCGCAAATTTTAGCTCTTGTGAAATCTTTGGATTGGGTCGAATACTGTTTATTCGTTTCAGGCCCTGCATCCAATGGAATCTTTCTAGCCATTTCCTCGCCAAATCGTTCGGCAAGGCTTTCTTTGGTCATGTAAACCCAGCGCCAAACGCTTGTGACTTCTTCCCATGTTCTTGCAACCGAATGACCAAAGTCCTTCCAATGCACATAGTCGGTAGGCGCACATTCGTACTCAATTTCTTCTTGTGGTTCGACTTCCTCACCCAAAGCGCCATCAATGCCAGGCATTGCTGTCTTAACTTGTTGACCTTCGCTGTCAACTTCGTCCACATCTTCAGTTACTTGCAGCCCATCTTCAGGAATGTCTTGCGCCCGAACGTGCGGCTCGTACCGAACCCATGCCACGCCTCGACCACCCAAAAACCTATCCTCAACTGCGTGTTTCATTGTCGATCTGAAATCGGTGTAATGCTCAATTTCAAAATCCAAGGCACGTTCAATAAGTTGTGCGGCAACACGGGCAACTGGATCGTTATCCCCAAAGCGCCTAGCAACGTCTGCTTTCGGCAATCGAGCGTACACGGCAGGGATCAACGTCTGTACGTTAGACCACAGAATATTGAATTTAGCGGTTTCGTTTGTGTTCTGATTGCGGTTGTCATCACGGTAACGCTTAACAATCTTAGTGGTGCGACCTTCCCACTTTTTAAATTCATTATCGTATTGGCTGATCGTATTCAGCCACTTTTGAACACCAGTCAATGCTTCCATCTTAGTATCTCGCAAAAATTACGTCACGGTTAACCCGCCCGACAATCTCATAATCCCAACTTTGGAGTAATCCGATTGTGTCCTCGTCGGTGTATCCATAACGACTGCCCAAGCCTTTAAGCTCTAGCGTGATAACTGGATACGTTCTCTTAATTGTTTGTTCAGCGCCCAATATAGCTAAATGCTCGTAGCCTTCAATGTCTAATTGAATAAAGTCGCAATCATCTACTTCTAAAGAATCAATTGGCATGACCTTAATATTGTTGCCGGCCTTTAACTGGTGCGCCCCAATGTTCTCAGGGTATGGATGCTCGACTGACGCTGTGCCGTGTTTGTCACCAAATGCAGCCCAATGATGCTCAATGTTGTCGTGGTTAAAAACATTCAGTAACAAATATTGATAATTGACCGTATCAGGCTCGACTGTAATCACACGTTCAAATTGCCCCGCCATCGTAGCGGGATAAACACCGATATTGCCACCGGCCTGAATGACTGTGCGAAATTGGTTCAAGTGGGTATAGCTCACATTCAAGTCTGGCAGCTCAACCAAGAGTGCGTTAATGCAACACTCGTCTATGTCGGGAACTTGCCAGCCTTCAACCAATTTCATACGGTATCCTTGTTTGTTCCCACGGTCTAGGTTTGCCGTGGAATATCACAACCTTGGCATCCTCTAACCCTTTGGGCAGCACATCAGCCTTAAAGCTCACAATCCCATCTGCAATGTCCTGCCAGTACGTCACTTTGTCCCGCATATGGTGTTCGATATAGCTCTGATCGCCACCAGCAGCATACATTTGCAATGCGGCAAACTTGTCATACAAATCAACATACTTTGACCAATACATCATGCTGCTCTGCATGGCTTTTGGGTTGTACTGACCACGGTAAACGTCACGCATAATCACAAAATCGTGCTGCTTTGCCGCCTCAATCATTGCCGTACAATCACCAGTCAACACGGTATCTAAGTCAAAGTACAGCGCACTTGGTAGCCGAAACAACTCCATCTTTGCCCACCAACCAACCCAATCATGCAGCAAAGGGATGGTTTCGCACTCTAATTCCATATCTGTCAGGCACACAAACTTGTGCGGTGGCAAATATTTAGCGCACATTTTTTCAAGCGCATAAACGTGTTCAGGCTTGAAATCACCGCCTGAACGCAATACTGATGCAACGATCATTATGTGAAAATACCTACCGCCATAACTTCAGAGCCTGCGCCAGTTGTTACTTTCCAAGCGCCATTTGCAGAAATAGCATTGATCTCAATACTATAAACACCAACGCCACCAGCAACAGCGTTTGGCAGAATGGTATGTGTCAAAACGCCTGCACCACTTCCGTCTACGATCTGAACGGCTGAAGTCAACGCCGTGTTTACTGTAATGATTAAACGATGCAGATAATCACCAACTGCGCCAGTTGTACCTAAAACCTGTGCGGTTTGGCTTGCTGAAACGTGTTCATAAAAATAACGATAGGGATTTGCTACGCCACTCATAATCTGCTACTCCTAGTTGGTTTGTGGGTTGCCCACATATCATTCAATGTAACTGTGTTTTCAGGCCCAACCATCAGCGGTTTTTCAACGTCTGGTGGCTTAACCTTTGGCTCTAACCTCCAAGCAATTGCCAACATCCTAAATGCATCTGCTGGGTGGCTTGTCCAATCATGCCTGGGCGTTTGCCTAAATGCCTTCTTGTCCTCGTCGTATTCTCGCTGATATTGCCTTAAAGCCTCTAACCCATCGTGCGTTCGTTCAGCATCAAACCAACACATTGGCAGCATTTGCCTGACCGCCTGAATCCCATCTTGCACCGACAAGTCAGGCACGATAGCCATGTTGTTGATGCCTAGATACTCACTTAATTGCTCAATAACTGACTTACCCGCTGCTGCTAGTGTTTTAGCCCTTGCGTCATGCGGCAAGTAATGTTTTGCGTATTTATACGGCTTTTCTACGACTATTTTAGCTATTTCTGCAATGTTTGCACCACTTATTGCAAAATAATCAATGATGTGGATTTCGTTACGCACGACTTGATACCACCAAATAGCCGTGTCATCTCGATAGCCTAAGTCCCAAGCCGTGTATGTGGGTAGGTGCGGATCGTAGTCAACACGCCTAACTTGACCGGCATCTGTGATCTTGCGTATGTCCTCGCCATAAAAAGCACCAAGAATTGCCGCCTCAAACGAACACTCGTACTCTTGTAGAAATTGGTCATCGCTGATCTGTGCGGCAGCTGCTCGTAGCTCTGTGTCAGGCAACAGCCCAGATTCACTAGCCTTTAAAACAAGGTGAAACCACTCGTCAGGCGTTTTCTTAGCTGTTTCAAATATCTGCCAAAATTGGTTCTTACCCTTTGGCGTACCGGCAAACACAGCCCAACCCTGCTTGTCTGACAAAGTAGGACGAATGACGTTACCCCAAACGCTAGGTCTAAAGTCACCATATTCGTCCATAAACACGCCATCAAAGCCCAATCCCCGCATAGCATCTGCGTTGTCAGCCCCAAACAAGCGTATCTTGCCGCCAGTTATCAACTCAATAGTTAACTCGGCCTCATTGGATGATGCAAGAACTGGTCGAGCAAAGTGTTTGAGATAATCCCAAACTACGCTTTTAGCCTGGCTGCGAAACGGTGCGATGTACGCAAATAGCGGGCTTTCAGTCTTGCACATAAGTGCGGCACGAATAATGTCGTTAATTGCTGCAACAGTCTTGCCTGCTCGACGGTGCGCAACTAGGCAAGCCCAACGTTTGGTGCGGTTGTGAAACGGTTTAAACGCAGCCCGTGGTTTATACGGGATTGTTTCTACTCGTCTTGCCATTTCACAATCAGTTCAATCGGACTGTTATCCACGCCACTATGTTCGGTTCGTGCAAGTTTAGGTGAGGCAAACTCTGCTAATTGAGCAATAAGCGTCAAAGCACCCTTTGGGTCTGGTTTAACTTGATCGCCATCACCGTGGGCAACGGTTTCTAGCCACTTGCCAACGTTATCAGCGTTGTTCTCAAGCAAGGCTGTAACGGTATCTCTAAAAGCTTTTGTAGCCTTGTTGACACTACCTTTCTTTCTGCCGATCCCTGCTGCGGGTGGTTTAGGTCGCACACCAGACTTCACTACTTTGCTGATTTCCATATCTTTTCTCAATGGTCTTAGATTTAAGATTGGTTGAGTTTAGCTTACTTATTGCGTTCGCTAATATTCTTAGCTTTTGCCCTTGCATCTTCTTTGCTTGATGCGCCCCATGCTTTTAAGGCTAAAGCTAACCTAGTAGGTTTTCCGTCTTTTTCCATTGGCCCTGGCATATTTCCCATGCGTGCGAGAAAACTGGCTCTGCGTGGGTTATCACCTGACTTGACTGGTGGCTTGAGGTTCATGCCCTCTGCTTTGGCACTCGCTCGACCTTTGGCATTTAGACCGCCAGCAGGGTTTTGCCCCTCTTTGCGTTGCCAAGCCGCTGTCATTTCTTATTGTCCTTGGCAGTCTTGGCTGATTCTTTAAAGTCTTTAGCCGTGGGTGCGCCTGGATCACCTGGCTTTCTCATCTTTTCGCCGCTGCCTGCTTTGATGCGTTCTTGTTTGGCAAGAATTGCCGCATATAGTCCATGTTTGCTCATTTGAACGCCTTTAGTTTATAAAGGGTTGAATCAATCAAAGCCGCAATTTCGTCGATTTGGTTTTGTAGATTTGTGTCTTTAGGCAATTCATCACGAATGTCCTTTACAAATGCTTTGACGCTTGTGATGTATTTAACTGGGTCTGTCGCTAGATGAAAATCTTTTGGATAGCTTTTGATTTGCTCGTAAGCCCCTTGATAACTTTCTGCCCAAGTATCAACTAGGTCAATAATGCCTTCGTAGTATTTTTGCAACGCTTTATGTTTGGCATAAGAGTCTGTTTGCAAGTGCATGAAATGTGCGTTTGTCCCGCTATGGAACAAGGTTGAGACAAATACGGCAGGATAGTCCATAGTGACCTCATAGGGTAGCTATCACAATTGTACAACCGCCGCCTGATTTAATCGACCCCCTTGCAATCTCTATTTTGTCAAACTGTCCGTCATCGT